AAAACCGGCGATGGTGCTTGGACTGCATACCGCATCAGCTAAACCTGAATGGGGGCTTCGGCCCCCATTTTTAAAGGAACAATCATGTCAAATACCAAACCTGTTGGCGTAGCGTTTGCCGATCCTCTTTTAGACGACGCGCAGTTTACGTTGTACACAGTTGCCCAACTGCCTCCTGCAAGTGCTGCCTTGGCTGGCACTCGCTCGGCAGTGAGCAACTCCAACGCTGCATACTCCGGTAATGCAGGCGCCACCGTCGCTGGCGGCGGCTCCAACATCGTGCCGGTTTTCTGCAACGGCTCAAACTGGGTCATTGGCTAAACCAAGCGGGGTCTTCGGACCCCGTTTCTCAACATGCAAATTTACCTCCAACATTCCGTTCACGGCCGAAAAATTGCATCAATGGAGGCCGAGGCCGAACATGATGAACAACATGGCTGGGTGCGCTACAATCCTGACACGCCTTCAGAGCCTGAAGAAGCGGCTAACACGCTTGTGGTAAAGCGCAAATATACCCGTAAGGCTGAAACCGAAGGAGTCTGACATGGCAACGTACACCGCTGGCGATCAAATCAACAGGGCGCTGCGCTTGCTCGGTGTACTCGCAGAAGGCGAAGTGCCGTCAGCCGAAACAGCCCAAGACGCCTTGATGGCGATGAATCAGATGATTGATTCATGGAACACAGAACGCCTGTCTGTGTTCTGCACCCAAGACCAAGTGTTCACTTGGCCCGCAGGTCTTCTCTCCCGCACCCTTGGCCCCACTGGCGACTTTGTGGGCAATCGCCCCGTTCTGTTTGATGACGCCACGTACTTTAAGGCACCCAACGGCGTGTCGTATGGCATCAAGTTCATCAACCAGCAGCAGTACAACGGCATCGCAGTCAAGACTGTGACCTCGACCTACCCGCAGGTCATCTTCGTCAACATGACGTTCCCCAACGCCGAGATGTTCATTTACCCTCGTCCTACGCAGGACTTGGAATGGCATTTTGTGTCTGTGCAGGAGCTAAGCAACCCGGCTGGTTTGGCAACGGTGCTGTACTTCCCGCCAGGTTACCTGCGTGCATTCACATACAACTTGGCGATGGAAATGGCCCCCGAGTTTGGCATCGAGCCAAGCCCACAGGTGCAGCGCATCGCCATGACCAGCAAGCGCAATTTGAAACGCATCAACAACCCTGACGATGTGATGTCGATACCGTACGCCATCGTGGCGACACGCCAGCGCTTCAACATCTACGCCGGTAACTACTGATGAAATCGCCGATCCTTGGCAGTTCATACGTTGCCCGCAGCACCAACGCTGCGGACAACCGCATGATCAACTTGTTCCCGGAAATTGTCCCCGAGGGCGGCAAGGAACCGGCGTTTCTGAACCGAGCGCCAGGGTTGAGTTTGGTGACAACGGTGGGCACTGGCCCTATTCGCGGGATGCTGGAGTCCGGTCAATGGCTGTACGTGGTGACCGGCCATGAGTTGTACAAAGTCAGCCAGACCTACGTTGCCACGCTGATCGGCAACGTGCGGAACAACTTTGGCCCTGTGTCGATGGCGTTTAACGGCACGCAGTTGTTCGTGGCCGACAACGGCCCCAGCTTTGTCTACAACCTGCTTGACAACACCTATGTCGAGAACTCGTCGTTTCCCCAAGCGCAAACGGTCACGTTCATCGACGGGTACTTCATCTTCAATGAACCCGATTCGCAGCGTTTCTGGGTCACCGAGTCCTATGACGGTACAGTGCTTGAGGGCACCAGCGTAGCCAACGCTGAAGGCTCACCTGACGGCATAGTCTCGCTGATCGCTGACCACAACGAACTGTGGCTCTTTGGCGGCAACTCGGTTGAAGTCTGGTACGACGCTGGCCTGCCACCGCCAGGCGTACCGTTCCAGCGCATCCAAGGCGCGTTCAACGAGATCGGCTGCGCTGCCACATACTCGGTAGCCAAGCTGGACAATTCGCTGTTCTGGCTGGGCGCAGACGCCCGTGGTAAGGGCATCGTCTACCGGGCCAACGGCTACACCGGCGTGCGCGTGTCAACGCACGCTGTTGAGTACGCTATCGCACAGTACGACACGATCTCGGATGCGATTGCCTACACGTACCAACAAGAAGGCCACACGTTCTACGTGCTGACCTTCCCATCGGCCAACGCCACTTGGGTGTACGACGCATCTACCCAAGCCTGGCATGAGCGTGCGAGTTGGGCAAACGATCAGTTCATTCGCCACCGGTCAAACTGCCGCGCCGTGTTCAACGGCGAGGTGTTGGTGGGCGACTTTGAGAACAGCAACATTTACGCATTCGATTTGGACGTGTACTCGGACAACGGCGGCATCCAAAAGTGGATTCGGTCGTGGCGGGCGCTGCCTACCGGGCAAAACAACCTCAAACGCACGGCGCAGCATTCGATGCAACTCGACTGCGAAGTGGGCTTTACTTTGCCGCCTGTCAGCCAGCCCTTGTTTCTGACAACTGAGGATGAGGACGACATCATCACCGAGTCGTATGATTTCCTGATTGATGAAGTAGGCGTTTCTGTCAACCCTCAACCGGAAGTGTTGCTGCGCTGGTCCGACGATGGTGGGCACACTTGGAGCAACTACCACGGAAAAAACATGGGCACTACAGGCCAGACTGGCAAGCGTGTGATCTGGCGTCGTCTGGGTATGACGCTGAAGCTGCGCGACCGGGTGTATGAAGTGTCAGGCACCGATCCGGTCAAGATTGCCATCATGGGCGCTGAACTGATTGTGACGCCGACAAATGCTTAACGCCGACACCAACATCCCGTCAAACAGGGTTCCGTTCTTCGATGAACGGACCGGCATGATTTCGCGGGAATGGTATCGGTATCTGCTGGCGCTGCTGAACTCAAATGCTGATTTCACACCCCCGAGTGCTCCAGCACCTGTGCCCTTGAGTGGCTCCCCGTTGGTGTACGGCAACACGACTGAGCGCCCCATCGACATAATGATCAGTGGCGGCGGCGTCATCAAAGTCGAGTTCCAGCGCGGCACGGGTACAAAGTACAACACCGGCTCGTACTACGGCATGTTCGGTTTGTCGCCTGGCGACGCGTTGACCATCACGTATTCGGGCACGCCCACCATCACGGCGATTTCGAGGTAACTATGCAAGTCACATATGGAAAAGGGTTTGCGCCTAGTAACTTGGTTCAAAGCATAGACGCCTTGCAAGCCGAGATGGTCAAGCATCCTCAGTACGAGCCGCCCACGGAGCATGTGTTTCATGGTGGCATGTATTGCCGTCAGGTTTGGCGTCCAGCGGGCTGTCTGATTGTGGGCAAAGTCCACAAAAAAGAACATTTCTACATGATCGTGTCCGGCACTGTTACGGTGACCACTGACGACGGGGTGCAGACCCTTACAGGGCCAACGCTGCTGTGCAGCAAACCAGGCGCTAAACGTGCGGTGTACGCCGAAACAGACGCGCTTTGCATGACGTTCCACAGAGTTGAGTCAAACACGGTTGAAGCGGTAGAATCCGAGCTAGTTGAAGACGACCCAACTTCGCTGTTTACTATCGGCAACAAGGTCAAAAATTTACAGATTGAGGTAACACCATGAGTTTCATTGCTGCTGCGTTAATTGGCGGGGGTGCTGCAATCATAGGAGGTGGTATTGCCGCATCCGGCGCGCGTAGCGCAGGCAAGGCGCAGGCAGCTGCGGCAGACCGTGCAGCGCAACTCCAACAAGATCAATTTGACCGTCAGGTTGAACTGCAAGCGCCGTGGCGTCAAGCTGGTGAACGGGCGTTAAATAAGCTGGAAGCTGCGTCTGAGTACACGCCGTTTGGCATGGCCCAGTTTCAAACCGATCCCGGTTACGGTTTTCGGTTTTCACAAGGTCAAAAAGCACTGGAGCGCAGCGCTGCGGCTCGTGGTGGCTTGATCAGCGGCAACACTGGCGGCGCATTGCAGCAATTTGGCCAAGGTCTTGCCTCGCAGGAATACCAAAACGCCTTCAACCGCTACCAAACCGAGCGTCAAGCCCGTCTGGGACCATTGCAGTCGTTGGCCGGTGTCGGTCAGACCTCAGTCAACGCGCTGGGTCAAGCCGGTCAGAACTACGCAACAGGCATGGGCGAAGCGATTGGTGCGGCAGGGCAAGCTCGCGCATCCGGTTACGCGGGTCAAGCAAACGCGTTGAATAGCGCGTTGTCGGGCAGTGCCAATATGTACATGCAAAGTCAAATGCTGAATCGGATGTACCCCTCGTCTGGGGGGAACAGCTACGGGTCTAATTTTATGCCCACAGTTGCGCCTTCTTGGGCCAGTGGCGGTGATTGGTCACAAGGTGGAACTTGGGCACCCTAAGGAATAAATCATGGCACTCGTAAACCCAAACATTGCGCTTAGCGTTCGACCCGTCGAGTTGGCCGACCCGTTGGCGCAATACGGCAAAATTTCTGCCCTTCAGAGCGCTCAAAATCAAAACGCTTTGGCGCAGTACCAACTTGGTGCAGCGCAGCGAGGCGAAGCGCGTGATATTGCTAGAACAAACGCGCTTGCTCAAGCCGGTTCGGATGAAACAGCCGTTGCCAACGCGTTGCTTAAATCAGGCGACATTGCCGGGTATTCAGCGTTTGTTAAGGCTGCGGAAGATCGCAAAACGCAAAAACTTACTCAGCAAAAAACGCAATCCGAGTTGTTGGACGCCAAACTCAAGCAATCGCGCAGCTTCTTGGACACGATTGATCCTGCCGCGCCAGACGCGCCCCAGCGATACTTGGCTTGGCATGAGGCTAACCACCGCGACCCGGTTATTGGCGAGGCGTTGACCGCACGCGGCGTTTCGGCAGAACAAGCCCGGCAAAGCATCATAGCCGCAATTGAAAAAGGCCCCGCAGCCTTTGCGCAGATGTTGAATCAGTCCAAACTCGGCACTGAAAAGTTCATGGAAATGAACAAGCCGACCACACAGGTTATTGACCAAAGCGGTCAACGTCAGCTCGTGCAACTGCCAGGTTTGGGCGGCGCGCCGACCACGGTCGGCACTTACGCCGATGTGCCTTTGCCCGCTGAAGTGGAAGCGCAAAAATCCCGCATCGGCAAGGCAAGCGCGCCAAGCATTTCAGTTAGCACCGAAAAGAAATTTGGTGAAGTTTTTGGCGGTAAAGTGGCCGAAGCAGACGTAAGCAAACTGGCAACGGCAGAAAAAGCACCCCAGTTGGCTGAAAGCGCAAACCGCATCATTGACCTTGTTCGGCGCGGCGATGTGTTTACTGGGCCAATTGCTGATGTTAAGTTGAACATTGCAAGGGCGTTGAATGTGGCAGGCGCAAGCAATCAAGATAAAATTGCCAACACAGAAGCGCTGGTTGCGGCGACAGGCCAGAGCACGCTTGACGCGATTAAAGGTGCAGGTCTCGGCGCAGGGCAAGGCTTTACTGACAAAGACCTTAAATTCTTGCAGGGCGTTGCTGGCGGCACTATCAACCTCACAGCCCAAACGCTTACCGAGCTGGCTACTTTGCAACACCGCGCTGCAACACGCGCAGCAGAGTCGTGGAACAAACGCAGCCAAGAAATTCCAAAAGAAGTCATGCAGGGTACAGGGCTGTCTACATCGCCTATCGCCGTACCGCCGCTGTCTAAAGGCCTCACTAAAGGCCCCGCCGTGGGCGCAGTGCAAGATGGCTATCGTTTTAAAGGCGGTAACCCCGGCGACCCTAAAAACTGGGAGAAGCAATAATGGCCGGTCCTTGGGAACAATACCAACAGCCTGCGGCAGCGCCCGCAGGCCCTTGGTCGCAATATCAAACGCAGCAAGTTTCTGAGGTTCCGGGCCCGCGCCGGTCTTGGTCGGATGTGCCTGGCGAAGCCCTAGCTAATTTTCCTGCAAGCGCCATGAAGTTTGCGGGTGGTTTGTACGAGGCTGTTACAAGCCCCGTACAAACCACCAAAGGTTTATTGGACCTTGCGGCAGGTGGTTTGCGCAACATCACGCCCGATGCGGTGGTTAAATTTGTAGATCAGTTTGACACTAATCCTGAAGCAACGCAAAGGGCTGTTAATACTGCGAACGCTGTTGGTGGTGAGTACGCCAAACGATACGGCAGCGTTGAAGGGTTTAAAGACGCGCTTGCTACCGATCCTGTAGGCGTGGTGTCTGATTTTTCTACACTCCTTTCCGGCGGCGCTGCCGCAACAGCTAAAGTTGCCCCCGCGGTATCTAAAGGATTGGCCACCGGCGCGACCTTTACAAACCCCGTAGCCCCAATTACTAAAGCTGCCGAATACGGTGTTGGCATGACCGCCAAAGGCGTGGGTAACGCCATCGACGCTTTGCAAGGCCAGCGCCCTGCGGTTCGGGCGGGGCGTATAGTGCGGAATGCTTTGACGGAAGAAGGCCGCACACCGCAAAATTTATTGGCTGCGCAAATGGCGTTGCAAAACGCGCCTGCGGGCGCTACAGTTCGCCAGTCGTTGGCCGATGTGATGTCGCCGCAAGCGCAATATTTGGGAGAAATGGTTGAAGCCAAAACTGCGCCAGGCAGGGCTGAAACAGTACGTCAAGCACAAGTGGGCCAACGCAAGGCTAGCTTACAGGAGATTACTCCTGATTTGCAAACCGCGGAATCTTTGCGGGCTAACGCCGCAGGCCCGCTGTACACCGCGGCCACACAACCTACGATAGCCGTGACAACCGCGCCGTTGGTTGAAAATATCGACGCGCTGCTGGCTGCCAACCCCGGCAACGCCAAACTTGTAAGCGCCCTTAATCAAGTCAAAACCGGGCTGGAGGCTAGCACAGACGCGCAACAAGTGTCGTCAGTCTTGGATAACCTCAAAGATTTGATTGCGTCTAAAGACAATAAATTCATCGCTAAAAACCTTGTGGCAGTAAAAGGCGACATTGAGAAAGCATTGCCGGGGTACGCGCAAGCTCAAAAAGTGTTCGCCGCGACTTCTGGCCCCGTCAATCAGGCAAAAGTGCTTGGGGCTATGCAAGACGTGCTTGCCCAACCGTTGGGCGTTGGTGAGCGTGCAGGCCCATTTATGACTGCGATGGGCAGAGGCGAAAACGCGCTGCTTAAAAAATCAACAGGCGAAGCGCGGTTTAAAGAACTTAGCGAGGTTTTGACGCCGGGACAAATGAAAGTCGTTGGTGAAATTGAATCAGGCCTGCTGCGCGACGCAAATGTTATGGCGCAAACTAAAGCTGGCGCGGATGCCATGAAAATTATCCTGGACGCCAACAGGTCTAACTTTAGGCTGCCTGACTTTATGAGCGTCAAGGTTACGCTGGCTAATCAAATGCTGGGAATTCTTGAGGGTCGGTTAAACCCAAAAGTAATGGCAGAGTTGCAAAAAGGGT